TGTGTTGGTTTTGCCAACTCATTGACCCGACCCATGATTGAGAAAGGACTTATTTCTTTAAAGAATACAAGTTCTTTTCTTGTTACTCATGGATCAGGAGAGGTTAAAGTTGACACTTATGGGTGTAACTTTGAATTAGTTAATGCTAAACCTCTTTATTTGCGTGATGATGGTACGAAAGATGATACTATTGTCACGTTTTTAGGACGTGTGCTAAAAGATGGTCAAGAGATGACCTCTAATGCACGGACGCCTTATATGTCTACACCTTTTGTAGGTGTTACTAAGATGTTTGGAGCCAGTAAGTATATGCCTCCTAGTCATCCTAATGACATTAAAAAGGCGATGAAAACTCTTAATAAATTGACAGATCCAGTTCAACATTATGAGTTTGATGTTCTTCAGAAAGCCATTGAAGATTATCGCACGGCTACTCTTCCTTTGATTACAAATAGTGATGAAGTTAAATCTTTATTACGAATGTATACTCAAGAAGAGGCCATGAATGGTACCGGTGATGGTGTTATTTTGGGTATGCCCAATAGCACTTCAGCTGGTTTCCCAATAATGAAATCAAAGTTTCATTGTTTGGAACGCGATCCATTTGATCTATCTTTACCTTTGATTCCTCGACAGTTTAATGATAACTTCGATATTCAAAGTGAGATTGATCGTACTCTAAATGATTGGAGTAATGGTATTCGTTCTGAACCTATCTTTAAAGCCAGTAGTAAAGTTAATGAGTTACTACCGAATAAGAAGGCTATGGATAAAGTACGTAAATTTTACGGTTCTCCATTTGCTAACTTTGTTGCTTCAAAGATGGTTCTTGCTGGTCTTCCTGAATTTATGTGTCGTTTTAAGAATGAAACTGAGTGCATGGTAGGAATTAATGCTACTTCTATTGAGTGGCAAAAATTCCATGATCATGTTACTAAGTTTGGTGACGATCGCATGATTGCAGGAGACTTTGCAGGTTTTGATACGCGCATGGCAGCGCAGATCACAACCGCAGCAGCTAGTATTATTGTAAGTTGGTACAAAGCTGCTGGTGTATCTGAAGAGGACCTCCAGTTAGTTCGAGGTTGCTTATCAGATATTGTGAATCCAAATATTTTGTTCGAAGGAGATCTTTATCGCTTTGCGAATGGAAATCCGTCTGGAAATTTAATTACAGTCCAGTTGAACAGTATTTGTAATTCTATTATGATGAGATATTGTTATTATAAAATCAATCCTAATGTTAAAGTCCCATTCAATCAGAATGTAGCTTTGGCAACTTATGGTGATGATAATACAATGTCTGTCAATAAGTGGTGTCCCTGGTTTACACACACTGCTTGTCGAGATGTTTTCGCGACCGTAGATATTGAATATACTATGGCCGATAAGGAAACAGAATCGAAACCCTATATTTCGAAAAATGAGATTTCTTTTTTGAAGAGAAAATTTCGTTTCGAACCCAATTTTGGGAAGATAGTTGCGCCTATTGAAGAAGATTCTATCTTGAAGAAGTTTTACTATGTGAAAAAGCCTAATGAATCTCCATTGACTTTTGAGGAGCAATTTGCTGCTTATTGCGATGGAGCTTTTCGTGAAGCTTATTTACATGGAAAAGTTTTCTATGAGACATTTTCTTCAAAAATACGCACTATTGTGGAATTGAATCCAACTTTAAAGACATTTGTTTGTTTTATCAGTTATGGTGATATGACAAAAATCTTAAAAGCTTATTATAGGGATGATTATTGTGGCAATAGAATGAGAGTTACTGCTGAGAGTGATTCTTATTGTTACAATGATTTGGAATAAGTTCCATTTATGAGTATTCTTTAAAAGTTCGTATACTCTAAGCTACGGCATACGAAACTTGGGAATTATATCTGATTTACCCAA